GGAATACCAAGCAGATAAATTCTTAGACATACATAAAACAGCTTCCTTAGAATTAGATGAGCCTTCTGAATTTATAGGTGTAACATGGAAGCCTATACGATTTGAATTTTCTAATATGTTTTCCTACGGAGAGGGTAATGTATTTAATTTAGGAGAGTTAGGAGGACTGGTTGGATTATTCTCACCAAATGCTTCCGGAAAATCTACTTTATTAGACGCTATGACTTACTGTATTTTTGACAAATGTAGTAAGACAAGTAGTGGAGCCGAAGTAATGAATACATCCTCTGATTTCTTTTCTTGTAAATTAGAGTTATCGGTTGCGGGAGAATCTTATTTTATCGAACGTAATGGTAAGAAGGGAAAAGATGGAAAAGTAAAGGTTATTGTTAATTTCTATAAGGAGGACGGAACTTCATTAAACGGCGAGCAAAGATATGAAACAAATGACAGCATTAGAAAGTATCTAGGAAGTTATGAGAATTTCATGCTTATAACAATGTATGACCAACATAATAAATCTGACTTTATTGACAAGACCCAAAAAGACAAAAAGGATTTATTGTACAAGTATTTTGATATAGACATCTTTGAGAAATTAAATGATACATCTAAAGAGCATCTCAAGCAATTAAAATATGAAATTGAGAATCACCAAAAACAAAAATACAATGAATCTGTAACGGAGTATGAAAATAGCATAGTAGATATTAAGTCCAAGCTAGTACAAGTTGAAACTAGCTTAGAGTTAAATAAAAAGAGTTCTGATGCCCTGTCCATACAAATAGAAAACAAAAGAAAGGAACTTACTCCATACCCTAAGCAATCTGTAAACTACGCCACAAAAATAGACGAGGAGAGCAGAAATGAGGCAACCCTTAGTTCATCCTTAGAAGATAAGAGAAAGTCGTTTGTAGAGGCTAGAAATGCCCTTAAAACGCATTTATCCGAATTAGAATCTATGGGAGAAGTAGCTGACGTATCTTCTGATTTAGTTACGATAAGAAAAACATTATCTGATTTTGACAGGGACATTGCAGTAGCTGAATCTGAAATAAAATCTAGTGGTAAGTTAATAGACCATCTACAAGGTTACGAGCATGACCCTAACTGTGTGTATTGCGTAAAAAACAACAAGTACGCATTAGATGGAGAAAAAGCTAAAAAAGAATATCCGGAGTTACTAAACAAACTAGATAAACTCAAACAAAGTAAAAACGAATTAGGAGAAAGTGTAAAGAATTTAGAAACAGCAGACTCTCTATATAAAAAGTACAACGATAAGAAAAATGAAACAGATAGGCTTAAATCTAATTTAGACAATATAGAAAGCCAAGCAAATATTATTAAGGAGAAAATACAAATCTCAAAAAACTTGATTTTAGATTACTCCGAAAAGCTAAAAGAGCAAGAATCCTACAAGGACATAGAGCAGAAAAACGCTGAGATAGATGGCGAAATAGCCAAATTATTAGATGAGAAAAAATTAATAGATGATGCTGTATATCAATTAGCTTATACTATTGGAGGGCATAAATCTACAATAAATAGCAATGAATCAAAAATCAAAGACATCAAAATAAAAATTAAAAAGTTTAAGGATGACACTTTAACTTATAATAATTATTTTGTTTTTGAGAAGGCTACTAGAAGAGATGGAATTCCTCTTTTCATTATTAAAAATTATTTACCTGTATTAGAAAATGTTGTCAATGATGCTCTAAAAAATGTAGCAGCATTCAATGTTCAATTTGAGTTATCTGATAAAACATTGGAAGTATTCATATCTTATGTAAATGGACCTAAATGGCCTCTATCTTTAGCATCTGGCATGGAAAGATTTATATCATCCTTAGCCATAAGAGCAGCATTAAATCATGTTACTGTACTCCCAAAACCTGACTTCTTTTTCATAGATGAGGGATTTGGTGTATTAGATTCTGATAATATTGCTAACGTAGGATTATTCTTGGAAGAGCTTACTTCATATTTTAGATTTATATTATGCATATCACATTTGGATGTAGTTAAAGATTATGTAGCAAAGGAACTATTTATTGTAAAGGATAACGGACATTCCCAATTAATATCATAATAAATGGCTTCTGGAGTAACATCATCATCTGAAAATAATAAAAAATTAACTAGCTCCGGGATAAAGAGCTATATAAATGAATTTACTCTTTTTGATGGTGATGCTTTAAGTTCTAATTATTTTGGCTTATCTCTACCTGCGGAATTTTTAAAAGGGTCTAATGAAATAGGAATTAACCCAACGCAAAACTTAGTTAAAGGAACTCAAGTTTTTGTTGAAGTCTATGATTCGGAGGGCAATTTAATTCCACACGAAATAAAAAATGTTGCAAATTCTAATGGATCCGCTATTGTAACTGTTACCATAGGAGATAAAGTACCCATAGGAAATTGCGAAATCTATATAGCAGGTACAGCTAATTTTGATGTACTTAGAAATAGAAAAGTAACAAATTTATCGTCACCTAATATTATATGGGTAGGTAAATTGTTGTGTAATATTAAGAAAAAAACAGTAGGAGATATAAAATATACTATACCTCCCAAAGTAGATTTAACTCCTGAAACAAGAGCTTTTCAAAACTTTTCCGGAAGCAGAGCTACAGGAAGTTGTCATGCAGTTAGTTTATCTTATGTATCCTCCGCACCCCCTTCTCAATATTCTTCCAACTATTCCTCTAATATACCTACATTATTTGAAGGAGTACCTATTGAATCCTCACCTACCGTAAATACATCGGGAAGTTTAGCTAATTCCGGTAACTTTTCTATAACAACTGACGCAAATAACCTTAGCACAATAGTAGCTAATACCGGCGCTCCATTTAAAAAAGAAATGGAGAAAGGAACTATCTCTTTAACTCCTAACATTTCCAAGTATTTACCCGGAGATTTACCTTCTGGTTATTCCCCAACAGTTCCTTCTTACACAGCAACCATCGTAGAGGTAATTAGTAGTACTCAAATAAAGGTAGATAAACAGTTTTTCTATAGAGAGTCCTATGTAAATAAAAAAAGAGAACCATCTGAAATTTATATTACAAAATTCGATTCATCAAATATATGTATAGACTATTTTAAAAGTCCAAATACAAGCGATGGACAAAAGAAAACAGGATACGCTAAAATATGTGTTAAAAATGCTAAACCTGTTTCCGGAGATGTTGATAGAGTAAAAGTTTCGGCAAAAGCCGCCGGAGGGGTAGGAAGTCCAGTTAGTTTAGGAGAATTTAAAATACCCAAAACAAGTAAATTAACAGATTCTACTTCTTATGATTTTTCTGCTAATGGGGGTATAGAGAATAAGAAAGTAGGAAATATAAAGGATAGCTCTGACATATCTAGCTATTTTGATATTAATAAGTTCAGGAAGCAAAATTCATCTTATCAAAACTTAGGTGCTGGAGGGGTAACTACATCTGCCAACAGCGGAAATATAATAAACGCTTTAGACGTACAGCACAATAAGCAAGAAAACGAAGTAGTAAATATAACAGTAAAAGATTCTTTCTTATCCAAATCAGTTCCTAACACTGAATATACTGTACAAATATCTGCATTTTCCGAAAAAGACGCTAATGGAAAAACTCCACAACTTGACATATACATTCAAGGACCGGATGTAGAAAAATCTCCATTATCTATAAATAAGGTAAATGCATCATCCCCATCTGGCACATCGGAAAAGAACTCCTTTGGTACTTTCTTAGGATCTTTAATAGGCGGTAATAATAAGTCTGAAATAAAGAAGACTTTTACATTTAAAGCCACATCTGAAGATAATATAAAGCCTAATTTTATTATAAATGCAGGGCAATGGAATGTTTCTGACATTGATATATTTCCAAGTGCATCAGACGGAGGAACTCCTAATGAATTTTGTATTGATATTCCATTGGATAATTTACCAATAGCAAAAATAGATACTGAATATATTTTTGAAATAGAATATTTAAATGCTAACGGAGTTTCTGCTAATTTTTCTACAAGTGTTTATGGAGTTAAAGTTAATGTTGATGTTACTATTGACGAACAGCTTTTAATAAACACGTTCAATAGTAGCCCCGCATTTCAAGCTCTAATAGCTAGCTCCTCCGGAAAGGGTAACAAAGGAGAAAAAGGAAATTTTAAAGGAAGCAAAGGACAGAAGGGGGAGGAAGGGCTTAAGGGAATAAGTGGGTCTAAAGGTGAATTAGGAGATACCGTATTTACTGGTTCTTTAAATAGTTGTAATGTTATTACAATTAACCACGGTACAGGAATACAATACCCTGTATTTACTATATACTCCTATGACGGGAACTCCGTTATCCCCGAAAATTATACTGCCATAGACGAAAATACTATAGAAATAACTTTTGGAGAATGTTTTAAAGGATTTGTTTCTATAGCTGGCGGTGGTGAAAAAGGGCCGAAAGGAGAAAAAGGAAACTTCAAAGGCTCTCAAGGCAATCAAGGACCAATAGGTTTACAAGGAACTATAGGCTTACAGGGAAATCAAGGTCCGACAGGTATTCAAGGAACAGTAGGAACTCAAGGTTTCCAAGGAAATCAAGGTCCGACAGGTATTCAAGGAACAATTGGCACACAAGGCAATCAAGGACCACAAGGAAACCAAGGTCTTACCGGTAATCCAAGTTCTGTAGAAGGGCCGCAGGGCAACCAAGGACCGCAAGGTAATCAGGGAATACAGGGCATACAAGGTACAGTAGGTACACAAGGTTTTCAAGGAATAGTAGGTACACAAGGTTTCCAAGGCAATCAAGGACCGCAAGGTAATCAGGGTAATCAAGGACTACAAGGTTTTACCGGATTTCAGGGTAATCAAGGACCTCAGGGTAATCAAGGCATAACGGGTCTACAAGGAACTATAGGTCAGAAGGGCAGTGTAGGAGATAAAGGAGAAATAGGAGACAAAGGAGACAAAGGATTTTCAGGATCAGTAGGCCCAACTTGTTTTATTCCGTCTACTAAAATATTAACATTGAATAATGTTTACATAACAATAGAGGAAGCTTTAGTAGGTCAATCAATTATGTCTTATAACATAGATAATAAAACACTACAAGAAGATACTATAATATATAAACATGTAGGAAAATCAAATTATTTATATGTTATAAATAATAATATACAATGTACTGAAGAACATCCATTTTACGTTAAAGGATGGTATGATAAATATTGGAAAAAAGCTAAAGATTTATCTGTAAACGATGAACTCTTTAATTATAAAACACTATCCTATGAAAAGATATCTAATATTTATTCATACGCAACATCTAGTACTGTATATAATTTAAGCGTAGAGAAAAATGAAAATTTTTTTGTAGAAGATGTGTTAGTACATAATATGTCATCTCCTGAAAATATAGGAATTTTTGCTCCTAGTCCATCTCCTATACCAAGTTCTAAAATAGGTCCTCCTGGACCTACGGGGAGTAAGGGAGATAAAGGAGTTAAAGGAGATAAAGGAATTAAAGGAGATTTTAAAGGAAGTAAAGGGGAAATTGGCTATAAAGGATATAAAGGAGATAAGGGAAGTGAAGGCGATAAAGGGACTAAAGGAAGTATAGGATTTAAAGGCCAACCTGGTTTAACAGGCGACAAAGGTCAGAAAGGGGATATAGGACCTCAAGGCAATCAAGGACCTACGGGTTTCCAAGGAACAGTAGGGGAACAAGGTAATCAAGGACTTACAGGTTTACAAGGTACTACTGGAGCGCAGGGTAATCAAGGCCCTACAGGTTTTCAAGGAACAGCAGGTACACAAGGTAATCAAGGCCCTACAGGTTTGTCAGGAGTAGGACTTCAAGGCCCTACAGGAGAACCCGGCGGACCGGGACCTCAAGGAAACCAAGGTCCAACAGGACTACAAGGCACTACCGGAGCGCAGGGTTTTCAAGGAAGACAAGGACCTAGTATAATAAGCCCTCCGGGAGCTCCCGGTCCTCAAGGTTTTCAGGGCTCGCAAGGCAACCAAGGACCTACAGGTAATCCAAGCTCTGTGGCTGGCCCGCAAGGCAACCAAGGATTTCAAGGATTTACTGGATTAGCAGGTATAGGTCCTCAAGGATTTACCGGAGAACCCGGACCACAAGGATTTACTGGACCTAGTGGTGGACCCGGACCTCAAGGATTTACTGGACCTAGTGGTGGACCCGGACCTCAAGGATTTACTGGACCTAGTGGTGGACCCGGACCTCAAGGATTTACCGGCCCTACTGGCACAGGTACTCCCGGAGGACCTGGCCCTACTGGTCCTCAAGGATTTACCGGTCCAACCGGTTCAGGTACCCCTGGCCCTACTGGCCCTCCCGGTGGACCCGGCCCTCCCGGCCCTTCCGGCGGACCCGGTCCGCAAGGTTCAATAGGTCCTACGGGAGCAGGAGAACAAGGATTGCCAGGAGACCCCGGCCCTCCCGGCCCTCCGGGCCCTCCCGGTCCAACCGGATTCAAAGGAGAGAAAGGGCAAAAAGGAAGCTCATCAGGAGGTCCATTTCCAGCATTCTCAGATAGGAGACTAAAAAAAGATATAGAGGAAATAGATTCTGTATTAGAGCAACTATATACGATAAAACCTGTTAATTATAATTGGAATACAGATGAAATGAAAGGTGTTATTTTAGAAGTAAATAAAACATCTTCATCTCATAGGATTCCATCTAACTTAGAGGGTAAAGAAGTAGGTATTATAGCTCAAGATATAACCGACGGACTTAAAACAGGTTTATTAAAAGAGTTTAAGATAGAAGGACAAAAAGGAGTTCTAGCTGTTAACTATGATAAACTTTCGGTTTATAATCTAAAAGCTATACAGGAATTATATGATTTAATAAAGGATTTAACTAAAAGAGTTACAAAATTAGAAAAAGGAGAAAACTATGAGTAAATTAAGAAATGTAGAAGCGGTAAAAAAACTTCTAATAGGAGAACACAAAACCCAGAATAGGACAACTGTAGGATATAGAAAGAAGGAAGATTCCGAAATAAGAAAAGTAGGAGATATATGGGAAGATGTTTCACCTATGGGTCATGTAACCGAATGGGAACAAAGAGATGGATATAAAGTAAAAAGATCTAAAGGAGTTAGAGAAATACTAAAAGAATTAGACAGCATAAGTAAATTTCCTAATTGTTTAGATACATGTGAAGGCAAACTTTTCGGTCAAGCAGATTATAAATTAGGAAAAAAGACAGGAAGATGTTTGGAATGTACAATAAAATATGAAGCAGACTTGAAGCTAAATGGAAAATTTGATACTTATGTTCATGATAAAAAGAAAGAGAATGCGGTATCATTTTTAAAAGAGGCATCTAAAGAAGTAGAAATTTTATTAAGATCATTTGATAACATGGGATATTCTCATGCAGACGGATCTATTGAAAAATGGTCAATTGAAAATAAAGAATCATTTTTAGATAAGATTAAATCTGATTTTAATAATTTAAGAGATGATATCATGGGAACATATAATATAAAAGAAGAAGATTTAAATATAGATGTCAACAAATAAAGTAAAACTAGCAATAGCTCAGGAGTATAAAAAATGTGCAAAAGATTCAACTTATTTCACTAAAAAATACTGCAAAATAGAGCATCCTACAAAAGGACGTATATTATTTGGTCTTTATCCATTTCAAGAGACCACATTAGAAAAGATGCATAATGAAAGGTATATTATCATAAACAAAGGAAGGCAGTTAGGAATATCAACTTTATCAGCTGCATTCATTTTGCATAGTATGATATTTAACAGCGGGTATAAAGTTCTTATTATTGCAACCAAACAAGATGTAGCAAAAAATTTAGTCCATAAGATTAGATTGATGCATGATTTTTTACCTTCATGGCTAAAACAAGAGACATTGGAGGACAATAAAATGATGCTTAGATTTAAAAATAATGGATCTAGTGTTAAAGCAGTATCATCAAGTCCTGATTCTGCAAGATCTGAAGCATTGTCTTTACTAGTTATAGATGAAGCAGCTCACATTTCTAATTCGGAAGAAATTTGGACAGCTGCACAATCTACATTAGCGACGGGAGGTAGTTGTATATTATTATCCACACCTAATGGAGTAGGTAATTTATTTCATAGAGTTTGGCAGGAATCTTTAAATGGGGGAGATTTTACTTCTATATTTTTACCATGGACTGTCCATCCGGAAAGAGATTGGAAGTGGCGAAAGGAACAAGACATATTACTAGGAGAAAAAGCAGCAGCCCAAGAATGTGATGGTGACTTCTTGACATCCGGACATACTGTGGTAGATGGTAGTATTTTAGTATGGTATGAGAATAATTACGTAAAAGATCCAATAGAAAAAAGAGGTGAGACTGGAGATTTATGGGTCTGGAAGTATCCTGAAAGTGATTGTACTTATGTTGTATGTGCAGATGTATCTAGGGGAGATTCTTCTGACTTTTCTGCTTTTCATGTTTTAAATATAGAAACATTAGAACAAGTTGCAGAATTTAAGAGTATGATTGGCACCACCGAATTTGGACATTTATTAATGAGTATAGCTTCTGAATACAACGGAGCTTTACTCGCCATTGAGAATGCGTATGTTGGCTGGGCAGTTCTACAAACTATTATAGATTTAGGATATCAAAATCTGTATTATACTTTCAGAAACGATCCTTTTGTAGACCCTGATGTACATGTTAACATAAATCAAGACTATTTACTTAAGGATAACATGGTTCCAGGATTTACTACTTCTACAAAAACAAGACCCGTAATGATTTCTAAATTAGAGACATATTATAGAGAAAAATCTCCAATAGTATATAGTAAGAGATTGATACAGGAATTGTTTACTTTTGTTTGGAAAGACCACAAAGCAGAAGCTAGAGATGGATATAACGACGACTTAGTTATGTCTTTCGCTATTGGACTTTGGGTTAGAGACACTTCCTTGAAAATGAAAACTTTGGGCTTAAGTTTCTCTAGGTCTTTGCTAAATAATACAACAAAAACGATATACACTCCAAGTAACTCAAATAAAGTACATGACTCTTGGTCTATGAAAACTAGAAGCAATGAATCAGAGAGCTTAACTTGGCTTATAAAATAAAAACATGGATAATTCAATACAGGCAAAACTAAAAAGATTATTTTCTACACAAGTTATTGTTAGAAGAATCGGAAAAGACAGGATTAAAGTTATTGATACCTCTAGGCTACAAGGCGCAGGTACTAAAGATAAAGTCGGATACGCTGACAGATTCTCTGGTTTACATACATCTAGGCAATACGGGTATTCTCCTAACAACAACACCATAAATTTCCACTCTTCAAAGTTACAGATATTTACAGACTATGAAGCCATGGACACAGATCCAATCATAGCGTCTGCATTGGATATTTATGCAGACGAAAGTACGGTAATGTCTGTAGAGGGAGATTTGTTAAATATTAGTACTCCAAATGAGAATATCAAAAAAATACTCTATAATTTATTTTACGACATCTTAAATATAGATTACAACTTATGGAGTTGGACAAGATCTCTATGTAAATATGGAGATTTCTATTTGTATTTAGATATCGAAGAAGGTCTTGGTATAAAAAACGTTGTCCCTTTATCAGCCTATGAAGTTAGAAGGATGGAAGGAACAAACCCAGAAAATCCTTATGAAGTTAAATTTATATACGAAGGATTACACACTACTCAAATGAGTCCGATTGTATATAGAAATGATGAAAGAAAAAATAAAGAATTAGATTATCATGAAATAGCCCATTTTAGATTATTATCTGATAGTAATTTTTTACCTTACGGTAGAAGTCAAATAGAACCTGCAAGAAAGATTTTTAAAATGCTTACTTTGATGGAGGATGCTATGTTAATTCATAGAATCATGAGAGCTCCGGAAAGAAGAATTTTCAAGATAAATGTAGGAAGTATTCCGCCTAATGAAGTAGATAACTACATGTCTACTATTATATCGGCAATGAAGAAAACCCCTTATGTCGATGAAAAAACAGGAGATTATAACCTAAAATTTAATCTTCAGAACATGTTAGAGGATTATTACCTACCAGTTAGAGGAAAAGATGCGAGTAGTGAAATAACAACATTACCGGGTTTAGGCAATCAAGGTTTCATGGATGATATCGAGTACGTCAGAAATAGAATGATGGCTGC